CAACAGCGTAAAGCGGTCATCGTTGAGATCACTGAAGCCCGTTTCTTTGTCTTTTGCTTTTTGAATGTTTGTTTGATTCTTGTCTGGATCACCCAACTCACATTCACAGTAGAAGCCTGCAGCTTGGAGCTTTAAGATTTCGTTCTTGGTCTTGCGCATCACATGCGTAACGCGATAGCAAGTGTCCATCTCAGTCGTGCCGTACGGCAAAATGATGTCTTCTGCCGGAACAAACATGCTGACTTGACGACCCATATTCGGGTCGTAGTACACCTTCTTGAACGCTGAGCCGGTGGCTGGAAGGCTCCACAACATGCGCTCATGTTCAGGACGGAACTCCTTCATCACTTCCGTGAGTTCGTAGTTCATGTCGTTCTGCACACGCGCAGCAGCAGCCTTCACATCGGGCGTGTCTTTGCCAATGATCTTGGTCTTGACTGGCCCTGCAGCAGGAAAAGTCTCGGTGATCATCTCCGACTGAAACCGCACCACGGCCTCTGTGATCATCGGGTGAAACACACCACACGCGCCCTGCCAAGGTTCTGTGCGATCTTCAATCTGCAAGCCCAGAAGCTTTAGTCCATCGACGTATGCTTTTTCCCATTCCTTACGCGAATTGCGATCTTGCTCGATGTCACCAACCAAGTCCGTGCCGATTGTTGCTACAAAGTTTTCTTCTAGCGTATCGGCCAAGTTTTCATCAAACATCCCTTCGGTTTCTTTTGCTCCGGGCGTAAGCTCTATTTCCAAACCGCCCATACCGATGGTTACGCTGTCTGGGTTTTCAATCTCAATCTCTAAAGCAAGCTCGTCTTGAGCCAACTCTTTGATGCCCATAGGCGCTCCATACAGCGCTTTGTCGATGTTGGTAGCCATCTTGAGTCCTTAGTAATACGCCGCTTTACGTGGCGTAAAGAATCGTTCTTCCCGTTCATCAGAGTCCAAGCTGATGAAGCCGCCCTGGCGAAATCGCAGCAAGGCTTGAGTCATAGTGTCTACGAAGTCGTCATGCTCGCCTACTGGGAACGCTGCCACCTCTTCTATAACCTCGCGTGCCCAGCGGGTGTCGGGTGCCCAGACCCTGCCAGAGGCAAATAGGTCAGCCACCGCATTGACCCGAACTGTTTTGTCGTTGCCCCGAGAAGGCGTGTACTCTGCCACAGGTATGCCCATGTTGCGCAGCTCGTATATCAACGGTGCCCCTGCTGCTTTTTTCTCAACCAAGAACGCATCAGGCTCCCATTGTTTGTAGTGACGCAAAGCCACAGCCTTAAGTTCAGGAAACGCCATGCGATCTTTAAACGCGTCGAGCAGTATGAGCTGCGGGCTGTTGTTTTCTTGCTCGTTGTAAAACACACCCCACGTGGTGCAGGCGCTGTAGTCAGCCGTAGTCTTAGCTTCGTACGCTGTGTCCCAAGACTGAATGATGTATTCACATTCAGGAGGGTCGTCGTTTGGCCAGATGCGCCACAGATGTCGTCCAATCACTGCCGCCGCGTCAGCCGTGGGCTGCTGCATGTACTGTGCGTTCCAAAATCTGGGGTCAAGATTGGCCTTCTTGGCCTTAAGCTGATCCAGCGGCCACAGTTCTGGCCACAGGCTTTTCTCGTTTTCAGTGTCGCTATTTAATATGGCCGGTAACTCTACGATCTCCCACTTGTCCGCGTCTTCGTTCTTGGTCTGGTAGTCAATTAGCTTGCCAGTTAAGTCAATCAGACTCCATCTGGTCATGATGACGATGATGGCTCCGTTGGGCATCAAGCGTTGCAAGGGGCCTGTTTGAAACCAAGACCATGCCGTGTCAAAAGCAAGTCTGGAATTTATCTTTATGTCTTGTTCAGAATGAGGATCATCAATAACGAACAGATCAGCGCCGCGACCAGCCAGAGCACCACCGACACCAGCAGCGTAGTACTGTCCTCCGGCACTGGTTGACCACTTGCCTGCCGCTTTTTGATCTTCTGCCACCAGTGTCTGAGGATAAAGCTCGGCGTATTCATCACTGGCAATCAAGTTTCTGATCCGACGCCCGAAGTCTTCAGACAGAGACGCCGTGTGCGTGCCCATGATGATCTTCTTTTCAGGGTAGCGTCCCAGAAAATACGCGGGGAACAAGTAGCTGGAGAACTCAGACTTGCCCATACGTGGCGCGATGTTGATGATTACCCGTTTTTTCTTGCCCGCAAGCACATCTTCAAAAATTTTTGCCAGTTTTCTGTGATGAGGCCCGACTTTAAACCCTGGATACACATGCTTGGCAAACTCCAAGACGTTGTTGCGCGCTAACTTGTGCGACAAACGCCGGTCGCGCTCCTCCAAGTCCTCAAAAAGCTCTATTTTTTCCTGCAAAGACAGCGTCGGCAAAGCAGCCTGGATGGCGGCTAACTCCCGAGGCGTGATGCTAGTGAGTTGTTGGAGGTTCATCAGGTGTATTTTCTGCAGTGGGTGGTGTGTTTTCCATCACAGCAACTTTATCCACCATCTCTTCTAGCTCAATCACATCGGTCACGTCCGTGACATGCATGAAGCGATGGAGTTTTTCCTTGATCTTGGCCTCGATCTCGGCGTCCGAAAAGTCGGTCTTCTTAATTTCCATGCGCTCGGTGAACAACGCCACCTCGGTGACGCGTCCCAGCATGTCCAGCGCCTTCAGTCGGATTTTGGCGTCAGGGTGTTTTGTCTCTTCAAGAATCTGTGCTACCGCGTAACCGCGCAGTTCCTTGGCCTGCTGCACAAACTCCCAGTCGTAGGCGGTCAGCATCCCCGTCAGGTGCCTGACGGCGGCGGGTGTTTTTATTTGAACAAGCGCCCTGCGCTGTTCTTCCGGAGTTTGGGTGGTCACAGCGGCAAACGCTTGTTGAGCTGCAGCGGTAGCGGCTGCTGCTTGAGCTTGATTTGTGGAAGGCGCCCCCATTTTTTCCAACCAGTCAGCGGTGCTGACCTGCGCGGCCATCAATTCTTCGGGCGTAGCCGACTCAAGCGGCGTGACGCTGTCCGGGGAAGCAGGGGGTGGAGTGAAATTCAGCAAGTGTTCAAGCATTTCCAAGCGGGGCTTGTGCCCGAGTTGGGCAGAGTGTATATTCGCCACCGGCATGTGTGCAAGTTGGCTCATGCTTTCTCCTCGACAGTTGCCAAACTGTGTTGCCCCGGCCCAAAAGGCACGGGGCTTTTTTTGCCTGCATGTGTCAAAGGTTGGACATGCTTTTGGTTGAATTTTTATAATATACCCGGGGGGTATTTATTTGTTTTTGTATGGGGGTGGGGGTTTATTTTGGGGTTTTGGAAAAGATTTATAGAAAATGGGGCGGAGTTTTGAAAAAACGGGGTGTGTGGTTGTGGATTAGTGTTCGCGTAACATAGCCCATATGCCTGTCAATATTGGGGGGTGGGGGGTGGGTGGGGGTCAAAATACCTGGAAAACGGGTCACCGTGACCCAAAATTAGCTATGAAACCGGGTTTAAAAAGGGTGTTTTGTACAATGGAATTACTCAGTCAGGGATTGGCCCTGGCTGAGTATCTAAACCAATCGGAGAATCCATCATGAACAAACAAGACAAAGCCCTCGCATTCGTAGCACTTGACACCTTCGCCAACTCCCGCGTCGCGCTGATCCGCGACATGAGGGCAGCGGGATATCGCACCGTTGAGGATGCCCGCCCCATCGTGATCGAATGGGCATGTGCCAAGACCGGCGCGACCTTCAACGTGAGCACGGCGGGCAAGGTCATGCTCGACAGCAAGCACGCAAGGTACGAAGCGGCCAAGACCACGGCGCGCGACATCATGGCCATGCTCGAAGGCACAACGCGGCGCGAGAAGGCCGCACGCAACGCCAAGACCGAGCCCGTGAAAGTGCCCGCGCACATCCTGAAGCTCGCCAAAGCCCTGGCTGACGCTGCGGGCGATAAATCCCTGGCCAGCACGGCACTTGCCCTGGCCTTTGCGAAGTGATTTCGGGTCACGGTGACCCGTTTTCTGTGCGCTGCCCCGAAGGCGAGGGGGGCAGCGTTATTCCACCCCTTCCCTCGCCACTTTTGACACTGGAGCATCACAATGCGAATCAATGAACTGACCCCTGCGCAAAAGCGTGAGGTGAAGGCTCAGATTGCCAAGCTGCACAACCGCCTGATGGATCAGGCCAACCTCAACGGAACCCACCTGGGAGAGTGAACCATGAAAACCACCATCTACACGCTGCCCGAATACTGGGCGTGCGCACTCATCTACGGCGACGCCACAGGACTGTCCGATGCAGAGCATGAGCAACTCAACGAATGGTTGCTCGACTACAAACCCGGCTACTGCATTGATGTGAGCGAGGGACCCAATTTCCGCCACCGCCACGACGCCACCGACGCCGGTGTTTTAGCCTGCGACTGCCTGATCTACACCTTCACCAAAGAGTAACACCATGCCCCACACCACCCGCCACCAACAGCGCGCCTTGCCCCTGCGGGGCGGCGACACCCGCACACCCGAGACCAAGGCCAAGTTCAACGCACTACGCGAGCGACTCATGCGCGAGATCGAGGAGCGCGAAAGCAAGGCCGAGCTGAAGTACTGGGAGCGCCGAACTTGGCTCTAAACCCGCTAAAAACGGGTCACCGTGACCCGTTTCAGACCACTTTGTCGCCCTTCCTGCGGTTGGGCGACATTCCTTTTGACTTTTGGCCAGTCGTCCAGGGTGCGAGCACCCTTGGACGCACAAGTGGGTAGCGTAAGCCCTTGATACACAAAGACATACACACTACTACTACCACCTAACCCTTATAAATATATATATAGTGTGTGGTAAATATTTTTTTGTATATGTATGTCTTCAAGAAAAGTCCTTCCCTGTCCTTTCCCTTTGCTACACTCTGCACAACAAGGGTAGGTGGGTAGTAGCACTAAGCTTGCCTATGCAGATCAAGCACTTACACTACCCACTTTTGCGTCCACACTTGCTTCTACCGTGGCCACTTCCGGCTTAACTACCACCAATCGAGGGTAACCCATGACCTCTGCGATCGACCTTTCACCCGTGTTTAAGCGGTGCATGTACTGCGGCAGCGAGTACCCGATCCGCTTTTTTCGACGCTGGCACATGATGAAGTACCGCGTCATGCCCACCTGTAATGGGTGCACACCAGCCAAGACCTTGAAAGCAATGACCCCTGCTGAGCGCAAGCGAGCGCTTGAGACGACACACCGGCAGCACTCTGCTGCCTTCATTGAGGAGATGAATCAACGCGAGAAGGACCACAACTACAACAGCAAGCTGGCCGATCTTCAGTACGCGAGGCGTGCCAAGCAGCGTCGTCAGGCGTGGCGTACTGCGATCCTAGACACTGCCTACACCGAGGTGCGATGGGCCAGGGCAGCGCTCACTAGGTATCAGGGCGTCGTCGCCACGCGCCCTGAGCGTCGCCCCTACATTGAGTTTTTAGAGGGGTACATCAAGGTATTAGAGGCCATGATTAAGGCCGTTGAAGTAAAGGCCAGTACCTACGGCACAAAACTAAAACCAACTGCAGAGGAAAGTAATCCGATTAACTACGTTGACCCATTAATGTTCAGTTATTTGAAGGAGTTGTACAACAAATGCCCGGTAATACCGGGAACCCGAGCGCCACGTGACCCGTGGATTTTATTTTGGAAGAAAGAAACGGGTCACTGTGACCCGAAAACCAAAGGAGAGAAAGCATGACCGAACAACGCGAAGCCCAACACTTTGAAGTAAACGTAGCCCTGCTGCGCACGCAACTGGATGCACTGCGGCAAGAACTTATTGAGCGTCAGTTGGAGGAGTACCCCGACTCCCGCATCATGACCGAGGACGAGGTGCATGACGAATGGATCGCCAAAGCCTCCCAAAGCGTGATACGGGGCATCAACTCCCGGTGCGCCGAACGTGCCAAGCGCATGAAGGACGCAGGGTTCGATGATGCTGAGATAAGAAGCACCTTCGTGAGCGACTGGAGCGATGCAAAACGCGAAGAGCAGCAGCATGTGGCTGCATGTGTCCTGTTGGTGATGTACGACAACCCGGTGCGGGTGTTCTACGAGTGCGGCAAGCGTGCGGACGGCACGTACAAATTCCGTGGGTGCCGCTACGGGGTTGAAGGCCACCAGTACATGAGTGGCTTCAGCATGTATTCCATCTAAACAAAACTGAAAGGAGAGAAAGCATGAGCATCAATCACACACAAGGCCCGTGGGAAATCCAAGCAATGGCCCTCGAATACATGGGCCAACTGGTCATCATGGGGCCATGCCCCGATCAAGGGCAGAAAGTCATCGCCAACGGCGCTCACAATGGCAAGGGCAACAAGACCTCATTCAATGATGAGCAACTGGCGAACGCTCGCCTCATCGCTGCCGCGCCCGAACTGCTAGACGGACTGCAACGGCTAATGCGCCATATGCCCGCTGATTTCGGGGGCGCGAGTTTCTCGGACGACTGGCACAAAGCCTGCGCCGCCATCGCCAAAGCAACAACAGGAGAAAAGAAATGAGATACACGATAAAGCCAAGCAGCATAGCTGCCGTGCAGTACATCCAGTGTGAGGACGGGCAAGAGTGGGACGCCGTCTATGTGGCCGAGGACAAGTCTGTGGACATCACGCTGCGCCTCAGACACTGGACGCATCAAGGCATCGACAGCGCGCTGCCCATGCCGGTGGTGGCTGCGGTCAACAAGTACTTCGGGATGATGTTCAGCCTCCCGTACGAGCGCAGGCAGGCGCTCATCGACAACACCGTGCCGCTTGAGATCAACATCAACCAAGGAGAAAGCAAATGCCAGGAGCAGTAATACATCGTGGCCCGTCGCTCATCGACGGCCAACCCATCGTCGTGATCGCCATATGGTCCTCTAAAAATCGTAAGACCGGCGACATGTTGCAGACCTACATCCTGCGCGAGGACATCGACCCCCTCACAGCCAACAAGTTTGGTGAGGACTACAGCATCTGCGGGGACTGCAACCTGCGCGGCACG